ATATAAATCTTTGGTCCAGAGACCCATCCACCACAAATTGTTTCGTTAAAAATGTTCCTTGATAAATGTCAATATTATTAAAGGATGCCGTTCCATTTATGACATTTGATGATATATTATCAGGTACAGAGAATGTATATGAAGTATTATCTACAGAGCCGACACACACCAGACCTGCCTGTAAGGTAATTATGGGTGTATCCACTACAGATATATTAAAAGATACCTGTGCCTTTGCTGCCGTTCTGGAGCGAGGTACATATCCAATATTTCTTGCCAGCGAAACCACATTTTCTCGGAGAGTTGCAGAATCCAAAAAGGATTCGTTCACAATCATATTTGAGTTAAATGCTGTAATATAGGTATTATATGCCAGAGTGTCTATTAATACAGAAAAATTAGACCCCTCAAAGTCAAAATCCGTGAATGTAGAGTTGGCACGGAGATAATCTTTAATAGAAGTCTTTATCTGATCAAAATCTAGATTTGTAAATTTAGTAAAAGGCATTTTATCTCGTTGCCTCTAGTATGAATGAATATTCTTGAGTTGGAAATTCTTGTCCGATAATATCAAAAATAATTGTCACATTAAACGTATTATCATCCGAAATAGGATCCACCTGAACTACTACATTATTAACTCTTGGTTCGAAGTTATTAATTGATATTTCAATTTGATTTTGAATTACCGATGCAGTACCAAAATCGACAAATTCAAATAAACTTCTTGTAATATCGGATCCTAATAAAGAATTGAAGAATCTTTCTGTTGGGATAGTTTCTACAATATTTCTTACGGATCTACGAATTGCATTTTCATTCTTCAGTATCGGAAGATCCTTTGTTACTGGATGTGGTTCAAAGGATAAACTGATATCTTTAAATGATCTGGATATCCTTTGAATTGCCATTGAATGAAAGTTTTTTATTTATTTATACTTACTTCCAAGAAGAACCATAATTTGGCTCTGTTCCATATGACCAATCATCATAGTCATCATCATTACGAATTTTTTCGTGTAGTTCGAATTGTTTTTTTAAATTATGTTTTGGTGCGGCATCATAAACCACTTCTTGAATGAGTCTTTTTTGATTTTCTTCTGATTCGAATAGCATTTTGAAGCTCCTGTTTTAAAATTAAAACAGAACTTTTATAAAGGAGGTTTCTATCTCCTAATACTATTTAACGATTTACTTCACGAAGATTATAATTATCGGACTTTAGATATTTTAATAACTCAATTGCAACTAGTCTAGGATTTCCTTCACCGCAAGTATAGACATCAATTGCTATACAACCATTTTCAGGCCAGGTGTGGCAGGATACATGACTTTCAGAGAGTGCAATGACGATGGTACATCCCTGAGGAAGAAAACAATGAGAAAAGATGTTCAAAATAGTCATATTTGCACGATTAATACCTTTCTCCATTGTTTCTTGGAGAGATATTACGTCATTTAAGAGGTCAAATTTAACATCATATACCTCCAAAAGGAGATGAGTTCCCATTGAATACTGTTCCAATTATTATTTTATTAAAAATTTATTTATTTCACCCAAAAACCTTTTCTTTCGTAACTTGGATCCTCAATAAACCGATATCCTTCATAATTTTTCTCTATTTTTTTGTCCCAAACCGGTATTGCAATAGTATTTCCATATCTAAAGTTTGGATTTCTACGAAATTGGACCTCAATCAGATGCTCTCCAATGAATTCACAGTTAATCCATTCATAATCTTTGCTTAAGTTCTTCAAAATATCAGGAAAATCGACCATTTTATCTACTTTTTTCCATTCACTCCACTGGTTAAGTGGGTCATTTTCAGTTTTTGTTCCTAAAATCACCAAATCTTGCTTTTGATTATGGTAATCAACACTTAGATGTTCACCTTCGAAGATTTCGCACCAAAATTCAGAGGGGTGCATATAATCTGTTCGCTTTTTAATCCATTCTTTACGAGCAAAACGACTCATTCCAAACAAGTTAAATGAGGGGCGGACAATATAAAAGTCGGATTTGGGTACTGTGGTTCCAGCAGGACCACAAGTATAACCTAAAATCCGACTTAAAAAGAGTTTATTATAAACCCAGAGGTCAGATGGATGTATTTGATTCCATTCATCATCACACTCTAGAAAATACATTAACCTTTACCCTGCCCTCTGTACTTTTTGCGAGCTTTATTACGAGACGTAGCAGAATACTTTGTATGAGCCCCACAACCTTGCTTAGTTTTCTTGGGAAGAGATTCGATTACCTGCTTTCCACCACCTGATGATTTTTTAATTGCCATTAGTTTTCTCCTATAATTTCAGTTTCAATTTCATTTGGATTTGGAGAACCTGTCTGATAAAACTGATTAGACAAATCCTCCATAGTATTGAAGTATTCTTCTTCTGTAAGATTGGAATAAATTTTACGACCTTTGCAGAGGATGTTGTAAAATTCGTTAGACATCAAATCACTCTTGTCTTTTCGTGACCGACTCTGATACGAGGATCGCACCAAATTTCAAATCCTGCTTCTTTTGCATCCAAACAGAATGATACATCTTCTCCACACATATCCTGAACTTCTCCAGATTCAAAAACTTGCATCTTAGGAGCAAACCAGGGATACTTCATTTCGGAATGTTCAAATACTCCGTGCTTAATCAAAAGCCAACCAAATCCTGCATAATCAACGGTAAATGGTTTACGACGCTTGCTGATGGACTCAACGGTTTCATGATTCATAACTCCACCATTATTACGGAAATCATCCTCTTCCATCCAGTGTGCCACTGAGGTTGTATGCCCGTCTTCGGTTGCATACCATCCAGAAGCAATGTCCTTATCCATCAGAACAAGTTGCCAGAATTTTTCAGTATTAAAGACAATATCAGAGTCAATCCAAAGTTGATAATCATAATTCAATTTACCATCCCAAGGAATTTGGTCAGGTCCACGAAGAACATTCGCACCTAAACATTTGCATCTTGCAAAGTTTACCATGGAGGAATAGTCTTGTGAAATTTGAATACTTGCACCGGACTGTACTAAATCAAAGCACAGTTGAACGAAGCTCTTTAGATAGGTATAGGAGACTCCTCTTCCCGGAAGGCAAAAAACAATGGACTTTCCACGTACCATTTCCTTTGCAAGATCATAATCCCATTCTGCTTCTTTATTTGATGCCGCTGGGGCATTTGCTTTTACGGTAAATCCTTTAGCCATAATTGAAAGTAGTTACTTCATTATCATACAATATTATGTAGTGATTGTCAATCTGTGCGTTCTGTGAGAATTACTTCATCTCCTTCAAGAGTAAAGCATATTTGAGTGTCTTCATACCAAGAGAGTTCATTCATAATTTGCTCTGGAATTTTGATGAAGTATTCACCACTAATTGGATCGACCTCTATGGATTCAAAAATATCCCCGGAATTTTTTTTCATTTGGTGTATTTTAAGCGACCTTTTCAAAATTATATAGTATACGGAAAATTTTTAAGGAGAGTGATATTTACAAGTCGATTTGGGTCGTTTATAGCTTAGGGTAGTTAGGCGTTTTTATACGGCGGCGACCGCCCCTAAGGACGCCCCAAGGGCACTGCTCCCACACGAACGATCAGACTGCCCCCCACGAACGAACGCAGGGGGCAGGGTGAGTCCCTCACTGAGTTGAGCGCCATCCGCTGATGGGGCACCGTGCCACGTCGGGGGCATGGGTCTCAGAGAATTGAGCGGCAAGCACGGTGGCAGGCAGACCCCAGTGAATGTAAGCGGAAGGGCGGGAACCGTTCTTCAGTTGATCGGCACGGGAGATCCACTTGATTTGGCGGGTCTGCAGATCGGAGCACTGTGCGAGGGGCCAGAGCATGAGCGGGGGGGGGGGGTTGAGAACGAATGAATTGTAGCACGGATGGGGCAGGGTGAGGGACTCATCCCCACGAATCTCACGCCAACCAGGTCAGGCGCTTTGCTTCGGGGTTACAGTAGAACTGATGCCCCGGACCCTGCCAACCCACGAACGGGGTATGAAGGCCGGAGAGTTCGGCAGCGGTCAGACCATCCACCCCGGCATCTGACAGGGAGTTGCCCGGAGCATCCTCACGGTGAGAGTTGAGTTGCGGGCGACCCTTAACGACATTGCGGGAGACCCATACGGTCTGGCGGGTCTTGAGGTCGGTTGCCTGAGAGTAGAGTGCCATTGGAGTCGGTTGGTTGAACTGAGAGAATTGTAGCACGGATGGGGCAGGGGGGATCAATACCCCAACCACTCCAGCAGTTCGCCGCAGTCGATTCGCTCATCCTGCAGGGGTCCGTAGGTTGCCCAGAACTCAGATCCCAGGGAGTGCATCTCTGCTGCCTCCACGGCAATGTGCCACTCAACGCAATCGTCAAAGGGATTGGAGCAATCCCACAGGATGTCCTCAAAGGTGGTGCCGGGGGCGTACACGTTGAGGCAGTCGCGGAGGGCAGGGAGAGTAGCGGTCATCGGATCGGGTGTCGGTGGAACTGAGAGAATTGTAGCACGGATGGGGGGGGGGATCCCCCCCCTCTGAGGGTCAATAGCGATCCATCAGAACGTGAAGGTCGCGCAGGGCAGTGATCTCAGGACTATCGGTGCCGAGTGCATCCAGCTGCCGGTAGCGGTGGGAAATGGCATCCTGCAGTGCCAGCAGTTGCAGCGGGGTCAGGTTGAGAACGACGGGGGTGATTTGCATTGAGGTGCCTTGCGGTGTGCTCTGGAATTCTACAGGGTCAGGGTGCCAGGGGTCAACCCTCCCACTCATCCGATGGGGTCAGTGCCCATACCAGCGATTCCAGCTGGCAGGCGTAGATGCACTCCTGCCCGTTATGGCGGACCTTCCAGGTCTGAGCGCCCGTGATGCCAGGGATGCGTTCGATCCGCTCCACCCCGTAGGGGGCAAGCATCACCATCGCTTCGGAGATCAGCATAGGAGGGGGGGGGGGTGTGAACTGAGAGAATTGTAGCACGGATGGGGCAGGGTCAGCGCCCTTCCACGTAGGATCCGAGAATCAGACCGTTGCAGCGGACCTCAGCGTACCCGTACTCCTCAGACAGGGAGAGGCAGAGGTCCCATGCGCGGTCCTCATCGGTGGTCGTATTCTCCCAGGGAGCGCGGGGGCAGATCACGTCGTATCGCATTGTGGTTGTCTGAACTGAGGTCATTGTAGAGGGTCAGGTGGGGGGTCGGTGCCCCCCGTGTGCCAGTTCAGAGGTTGGGCCAGAGGGCAGCGGAGATCACGGCAGCGGCACCCCCAAGATCATCACGAACGATCAGGCGGAGAATCTCAGCACCCTGACCGGTCTGATGCACGGTGCGGATGTCGGCGGCAGTGCGTGGATCGGCGGCAGCTTCGCGGATGGCGTCACCGATCATAATCATGGCAGCAGTGGAGATCATGGTGGGTTGTCTGAACTGAGAGTATTGTAGAGGCAAAGGGGAGGGGGCAAACCCTCCGCTGTGCCACTATCAGAATTGGATTTCTTCCAGAGTCGGATCGGCGGCATTCAGTTCAGGTTCAGCAGGGCTGGCAATAGTCTCCAGAATTTGAAGAATTTGCTCACCATTGTTACCAGAACGAAGCAGTTAAATTGCAAGATCGCGGGACATATGAATTCGGGGATTGTAGGATTGCTGGGGTGCCATTACCTCCCCCGTTCGGATGGCGTGTGGGCAGTCTTTAGGGCGCTGCCGTTCCCATCACTCAGGGTGCCAAATGTGCAGGAGATCCACAGGAGCGATAGAAGGCAATCATACGCTCTGCTTCCTCCAACGTGCGGAAGAATTGTGATCGCCACTCACACTGATTGTAGGGTGTCTGATAGCGAATTTCGTAGCGCATCATTGAAGTTCAGTGAGTTGATTGAACTGAAAGTATTATAGGGCAGTCTTTAGGGCGCTGCCGTTCCCAGTGTGCCAGTTCAGAAATCGAACACGTCGCCGTTGATCTCAGCGCGGTTGACTTTAGGGTCGTTCCACTTCACACCGTCTTTGGTTTCTTTGCTGCCGAATTCATAGAACAATTCCAGCAGTTCTTCATAGCAGCAGACATTATAATCAGCAATCACATTTTGAATGCTCTCATCATTCTCAATCCAGAGAACAACATTCCAGGTCTCATAATTGGTCCAACCGTTATAGGTGCGGTCGGTCAGGTCGGTTTGGTAGGTTGAGGTTGCCATTTGGTGGGTTGATTGAACTGAAAGTATTGTAGGGGGTCAGGAGGCCCCAGCGGGCTAAGACGGCGCGGGCTGTACGCAGATCGTCTTCTGCTCCCATGTCGGCAGCAGCCTGATCGCCATAAAAGTGACGCACTGATGCCAGCAGCTCCTCATCCGTAGGCGCCACCGGCTCGGGCTGGGCTAGGGCGGTGCGGGCGCGGTCCAGTAGGGCTCGGCAGTGCATGGGGTGTGCAACCTTGTAGCCTTGTAGTTCGTCAGCAAGCTCAGCGCACAGCGCACGAAAGTCAGTCATTGCTACCCTCCAGCTCGGCGGCGAGAGCAAGGAGTTCGGCGCGAGCAAGTCTGCGTTCAGATGCTCGGCATTGGTGCTCAAGTGAATCTGAGAATCCTCCTTCGCACGACTCTTCTTCCGGCACCACCTGATCCGCAACAGCCCGCAGGGCGGCGGCAATCGATAGTTTGTTGCTGTAAGGTCCTTTTATAAAGGCATCCAGCACCGCCTGCGCGGCGGGGGAAAGTGGGGTGCTCATCAGTGGGTTGATTGAACTGAAAGTATTGTAGGGGATCGGTGGGGGGTTTGGTGCCCCCCTTGTGCCACTTATCGGACTGTCACATCCAACCGCACCGGGGGCAGGAAGGGTGTCCATTGCAACCGCAGGATGCGGCAACGGTGAGGGCGTCTTTGGATTGGAGCATTGGGGTTCCTCTCAACTGAATTAATTATAAGGGGTCAGAGGGTGCCAGCGGACCCCCTCTGTGCCACCTTCTCAACTGGCACACTGAAACCGACCGTGGTTGAAGTTAGCATAGCTGAAGACCTCACGATTCACCAGTTTGAACATACCAAACTCATTGGTCATCACATAACCCTCAGCATCAATACGGTTGCCGTTGATGTATGCTGCAGGACCATCATTGCGGCAGAGGATCAAACAATCATCCTTGATAGACTTCACCAGTGCCCACAAACGAATCAGGTTAGGGTCACAATCAAACTCATTTACACTCTCTACACTGATCTGCTCACCAGCACGAATGCAGGCATTCAGTTGTTGCTTAATCTTTGCTGCCTCTTTATCAGTTACAAAGGTCACAGTGGTTGCCATCTGACGGGCAAACTTGCAGACCTCATCAACATCAGCGAAGGACTCTTGACCGTGCAGAATGTATGCCTCAGGTTGCACGAACTTCACAGTCTCAGTATCAGTCCAGATGCTACGGTCAGGCATTGCCACAGCATCACGCAGATCGCTCTCGGCATAATAGCAAGTGTGAGGAGCGATGATAATGTTCTGGGTTACAATGTCACCGAACTTATAAGTGATGGTGTTCGGAGTGTACTCATTCAATCCACCGAAACCGATGAAGTCTCCCTGATAGATTGTCTTCACACGGGGCAGATAATCAAAGCACGAATGCAGAATCTGTGCTACATTTCCTTCGTGATTTGCATCAATGTCCTCGTGAGATTCATTGATTTTGATTTTAACTTTGTTGAAGACACTTTTGGTGCCCACGAAGAAGTTTCCGGTGGCAGGATTGGTTCCCCAGACAATAGCAGGACTGCCATCGATTTTCACGCTGAGGTTTCCACCAGTAGAGAACCAATCCAGAACGGAAAGGTCTCCCGTCAGGATAGTGTCTTCAGGGTGCTCAAGGTGAAGGTTTTTCATCAGGGTTGTTTGCTTATGAACCTAGTATGGCGTGGATTGGAGGAAACCGCAAGGAGGTGTGTGCCACTTCCAAAACTGGCACAGTTATAAATAAAATAGACGGACCCCAGCAATCTTATGGACTTAGTAGAAAGAAACAAAATCCCATTTGAGAATCCAGAGTTTCAAATTGAAATGAACGAATGGATTAGATTAGCAAGCGATACTATCAGAAAAAGACACAGCAGAACCAGAATAGGAAAGGTGAAACATTCAAGATCGGATGCTAAACCAGTCCTAAAAGAAGAAGACTATTGTTATTACACTGGCATCAAATTCGCTGATGTTGAAAAACAATTTGTCAATCCAAATGACCCACGAAAAAGGTCATTAGACCACAAAATTCCTTTGGCAATTTGTTACATCAAAGGAATGACGATGGACGAAGCAAATCACCCAGACAATCTATGTTGGTGTCTGAAAGTTATAAACAACATTAGGGGAACTTCAGACCTTGAATCATTCAAACCAATTGCAGAATACTACAGAAAAAAGTTTATAGAAGCAGGATACGATTACACAGTCTCCTCAAGTTGCTCTGCTGGATAGTTGAAGAGTTTGTTGATCCTTTCTACTTCATTCTCAAAAAACTCCATTGCTTCCAAATGATCAATACCATTATCCTCAGCAAGTTCGCTAAGTTTCCACCGTAAGTCATTTATCTCCTTAAGTTGAGTGAGAATAAACAAACGAACTTCTTGCTTTTGGGTGTTTTTCATACTGCTATTGTAAGGGGTCTGCAGGGGGTCTGGGGGGAACCGTGTGCCAGTTCTCAAAGTGGCACACCATAAAGAATGTCACTCATCTTTTGATGGTAAGCATCTGCCTCCACCTCACATTGATGAGATAGAGTAGCATCATCAATGTCGTATTGTTTCATCTCAAGAGTGTGAATCACATTCCCCAGAAGTTCAGTCAGTGCCTCAACTTTCTGTGCGTCAGTCATCAGGGGTTCCTCTTAACTGAATCAATTGTAAGGGGTCTGCAGGGGGTCTGGGGTAAACCGCCCTCTCAGGTACGGTTAACCGCCCCACACACCGAACACAACCTGACTGCGATTGTAGTGAGGTTCATGCTCACGAACAAACCGATTTCCTCGGAAGTCGGTGTACTCTACATGTTGCTCCGGGTCAAACTCAGCAACCGTGGCAGTTCCACCCTGAGCGTAATAACCACGACCCTCACTGTGGACAACTACTTCAACGATGGCATCCTGATCCTCAAAGGTGGACATCCATTCAATCATTTGGCGAACGGTCATTGTCATCAGGGGTGCCTCTCAACTGAATTAATTGTAAGGGGTCTGCAGGGGGTCTGGGGGGAACCGTGTGCCAGTTCCCCGAGTGTCACAGGGTCAGTTGAGACGCATACCACTAAAGAAAGGAATTGCACCGCCATTCGGTACACTCACAAACCAATCAAAGTTCTGCTGAAAGACACGCTCACCGTCAATTCCATGAACGGCAAGAATAGCATTCAATCGGGATTTGGTTGTCTTGGTCTGATGATCACCGTCGAACAGTTGAATCCAGCACGAACCAATCTTAGCAATCAGATTACCGTGCAGGAACACTTCTGCAACCTGAGCAGCACCATCCCAGCAGACTTGAGTGTTGCCAGAGCACCAATTCTTGGCATTGGTGATGGCATCGTTCATCTGGAGTTCGATCTTACGCATTGGTGGGGTTGCTTGGTATGAATTAAAGATAACAGGGGGAAGCACGAACCGCAACCCCCAGTGTGCCACTTACTGAACTGTCACACTCTCCACCAGTTCTTGATAGTATTCCTCACCATAGATTGAGGTGATAAGAGATTCCATGTCATTCTCAGATTCATGAGCGAATCCCTCCACCAGCATTTCATAAACCATCTGCTCCATTGATTTCTTGTCCATTTCATCTACGACACGATCACAATACTTTTCAACAATCTCAGAAATCTGTTCGGGAGTGAGTGCCATTAGTTGTCTCCGAAGTTGTTAGTGAGAAAGTCGTCAAGTTCAGTCAGGTCAGTATCACTCAACCGAGTGATATACTCTGTGATGACTGTTGCCAATAGGTCGGGATCTTTGAGGCAGGATTCATACAACAACTCTTCACGTTCGGAGTTGAAGTTTGGTGCTACGTTGTAGGTCATTTTGTTTAGGAAAGAACGTGACGATAATCAATGGACTTGATGCACCAACCTGTAGCACAGGTGATCTCTTCAACTAAATCATCTTCATCAGCATCCCAGATTTGACCGATTGTGTCATCAATAGTTTGTTGCTGTTGTTGAACTAAATGGTCAATATCACCAAGAAAACCATCACAAGCATTGTCGTGATCGTTGTAACAATCCCCGCCACAATACGGGCAAGAGTTGTCAAAATCAAACTCAATTTCGGTGATTTGAAACTTCATTTGCGGAGTGGAGAATTGAAGTAACGAGTGAAGCATAGCACCAGAATGATGCCAGTGGAGATCACTCCGACCAGTCCGAGAACTGTCACAGCATCACCATTGA